CCCATTGCATCCGCAATGCGGAACATCTGTTCCTCAACAGATAGAGTTGACAAGCTCTTAGCAGATAAGCCCAGCTCTTGCAGAACCTTTGCTGCATCGCCAGCGCCCATAGCCGCCTCAGATATTTTCCGGCTCGCGCCCTGCATGGAATTAATCAGCGTTTCGACATTAACTCCGGAACGTTCGGCAGCGAATCCTAGTTGCTGAATCGTTTCTGCGCTGGTTCCAAGTTTCGCCGCAGTCTTGGCGAATTTATCGCCTTCTGCCGTCCATCTTGAAAAAGCACCGGCAACATTAGCAGCACCGATTGCAGCAGCAAGGCCGCCAACCAATTTCTGCGTATTCTTGACAAATCCGCCGATCCGGTTCTCAGCATTGTTGACAGCACGAACCAGGCCGTCGACCTTGCCATCAATATTAACCAGTAATCCACGGACCGCCTGTGTTGCCATTACTTCGCCTTTTTCTTGAGCCTGCCACCGAACCAGCCGCGCATCATTGCCAGAGGATCCGGATCTTCCTTCGGCATGAACGGCATGAATTCATCAACCTTCCGTTTATGCCCATTCACCGCCCATAATGACTGCGTCATTATAGCATTTCTCAAATCCGCTCGGTATTCGCGGTTAACCGGGTGGATTCGATCATAAGCGATCAGCTCTGCAATATCCCGGCTACTCGCTCGCCGTTCCAGCTCAGAAGGTAGCATCCCAATCGATAAAGCGGTTGCGATGAACCACTGGCGATCAGGATGCCTTCTTAGTTTCCCTCGATGGCCTCAATTTCCGGCTCACCGATGCCGTTCAGCCGCTGCCCTTCTTGCATGATGTGAGCAAGCGCCTTGCCCGATTTAACCGTTAACGCCGTCCACTCGTCATCTGCAAAAACACGAGCGCCGGATTCATCACAGAGAATCAGCGCGCAGAATTTCTCTGTGACACTTTTTGCATCTGACTGGCACGACCGTGCGAATGACTCGCGCTCACCCGCTGACATCTCGCGGATGTAGACCGTCTCCGGCCATCCGTGATATTTGGTCATATCGACCGCTTTAGTTCTGAGATCCTGCGCCCCCAGGATTAAATCTCGCAGTTTACTCATGATTAAGACTCCGTAATATCGCCGCTGATTTGCAGGCTTACAGATGCCGTCACTTTATCATCCGTCGCGCCGGACACGCTGAACCCGGTAATCACAGCAGCAAAATCCCATTGTGTTGCACCGGTATCAGTGAAAATGATCTGGAAATTGCGCAGCGTACCCGCGCCCATGTCAGTACGGATTTGCGCATGGACGGTGTTGTCTGGAATGTAGTTGATATCGAAACTCAACGTTCCAGTGTCTTTCAATCCAGCGATGTATTCTTTCGCAGTGCTATCCAGGTCGGTAACATCAATCGTTCCAGCCGTTTCACCCGGCCCAGAAAAACTGACAATCTCCGGAATTGCAGTGAATGTTTCCGGCCCGCCGCCGTTGCCGATTTTAAAAACCGTGCCTTGTGATTTAATTGCATTCGTGCTCATGGTCTACTCCCAAATTGAAAATTCAAGCATGACTGTAAATGCGCCGGACTGCCCGGCATCGTCGCCGTACAAGTCAAGCTCTTCGATAAACTGATCTCCCCGTGCCGCAAGCACGCTATACACTGCGCTCGCCAGGGTTTTTGCTGCTCCGTAGGACTCCGCTGCACAGTTGATCTGGATATTCGCCGCCTGTGTGCCGGATATTTCGCCCGTGCCAGATGTGCCAAGAGTGTTCCAGCGCCTGGTTGATATTCTGGAATAGCTCACAAACGGATAATTTACCTCAGTCGGTACAGCACCCACCGGATACACTTTCGCGCCGATGATGCCGGACACAGTACCATCAGCGATCAGCGCAGAGTAAAGCGATTTCTCAATGCTCACCGGCCACGCTCCCAGGATTTAGCAATCTGTTTCCAGATAATATCAATCGCCTCGTCTGCGATCTTCTGTTCATTATCATCGAACGCAGGGCGGACATACCCACGACCACCATTTGCAGCGGGATGATGTGCCGTTCCAAATTCGGTAAAATGCCAATGCGCGCCTTTCGGGAACTTCGCCTTGACCGTCGCACTAATCACGCCGTCCGGATAAACGCGAGTTGATACCGCCAGAGCCTTTTTAAGCTTGCCGGATCGAATCGGAACCATCTCTTTGATCGCAGCAAGGAACCTCCGACCCATTTCAGCGAATGACCGCCGCATGACATTCTTGCCGGATTTGGGCGAAAGCTCGCGAGACACTTCCTCCAGCGCCTTTTTCAGCGCCTCCCGGCTTTGTGCGTCAATGTTGACATTGATGTCAATATCAGCCATCAATCCCCGCCTTGCTCGATTCTCTCGATAGCACTGATTTTAATTTCCCGGTTTGCTTGATTTCGATTTTCAATCGCAATCATGTCAAAAGCACGACCATCCCACCAAATACGCCAATCATCAGCAGGTAACACAGCAGCAAACAGAGCAGCATCGTATCTAATAACAAACAGAGCAGCTCGCTTGGCAGTTTCCACATCAGCAGTAAAACGCTTGTTACCAGCTTCAAATTTAACCTCCGCCCATCGGCTATACTGAGTAACCCAGTTCGCCGGTTCTTGCTCGCCATAGTCGTTCGTGCTGCCAGTATCGCGTTGAATCGCAATCCGTTGGCGCGCGCTTCCAGCTCTCAAAACGTGTGGATCCTGTAGTCTTCGAGAATATAGTCCAGCACCATCGGGATACTAGCCACACTCAAACCAACCGCAACCGGCTCCCGGTTTTCATACCAGTGTGCCACCAGTATCTTGACAGCCTGCACCAGATCCGCAGGAACATCCGAACTCGCGGAACCGTAGCCAGCTACAAATGTCACCTTGATGGCTTTCGGCACTGCATAGGTAGTCGGCCAGGATTGGTCGTAGGCTTCATAAATCCGACCAGGTTGGCTATCTGTGTCAACCGTGTAAACCGAACTCGCTAACGTCTGGCTCGCGCCGTTATCATCCAGATAGGTGATGCTTGTCACGCTGGACAATGGCGGGCGCGGGACTTCGATCAGATCCGGGAACCAATTCAGGTGCATTTCCCAGGTCTGATCGATCAGCGCCCGCCGGGTTACTTGCTCGATGCGCTTTCGCGCAGCAGGTATCAGAGCCGTGATATAAGTATCATCATCGGAGTGATCGATTCGCATATGCGTTTTTGCCTCGGCGAGTGACACCGGCTCTGATGCCGGAGCACTTGCTAAATTCAGCATTAAATGCGAATCGAATTTACTTATCATGGCGATAACGTCTCTCAATTTCCGCCGCACTGGGCATGATTTCGCGATCCGTCATTTTAACATTAACGCCGCTTTCCGTCTGTTCAAACGAGACATCGTAGGCATCATACCCGTAGGGTTTCGTTTTCGGATCGACACAAGCATCCATCAGCGTCGAATCCGCAGCCACTTCGATATGGATACCACGAGCCGCAGCCATTCCAAGAAGGAATTCCACGCACCCGCGCCCGGATTCGGCCTTGTGCAGATCGGGATAGCTGTAATCCACACCGAATAAGCTGATCTTGTTGAACCCTAAAAACATCGCATAGGCAACCGCGTAGGCAACCGTATTGTTGAGATAGGTCGTACCAATGGCGTTAATGACCTGTTCCAGCGGGAACGCAATCGCGCCGGGATACTCCGGGTAAACCTTCGATGTCATGAATTTGGGATGGCTTTTCAACCATTGCAGCATTCCCCAGACATTCTCGCCGGGTTGCGCAGTCGCCCGCGCTTCCTGAATCCGGCAATCATCCATGTGGAACAGCAGATCGTGCTGGATCACGCCGCCCATTGAATTGATCGCCCATATTTCATCGGCAATCCGTTGCCGACCGCCCCGGACGGCAGCCATGTTGACATAGGTTTGGGCAGATCTGCCCATAGCGACAACGGCTACCGACCTGGGGGAAGCCGGGACGGTAGGCAAACTTGGTACATTTTCAGACATGATAAATCCTCCCCAGGATTTCTAGATACTACCCGCGCCGATTTGATTTGCGCGACTTGTTAACAACAGCCGTTTCCATCTCTGGTACGTGCTCCGCAGTTTCAACCGGTACATGCGCTTGCACATCCAGCTCGATCAATTCAGCATATCCGCCGTTTACCAGCGCCTCGCCTTTGAAATTCGATACCGTGATAATCTCGCCAGGCTTAACCACGCCATCCGGCCCGGCCATTAGCTTTTTCATCTTGACTTTCATGCTCATCACACGCTCACAATCGTTATCGTGCCAGATTTGGTATTCCCGCCCTGCGCAACGACGATTTTAACTCGCTCGTTTGCGGCAAAGATCGGAACCTCTGTGATAGTGGAAGCCGCGCCGCTTGGCAGATTGGCAGCAGCAACAGGGTAGACGCTTGCGGATGCAGTGCTATTTGTGACCGACCAGATCGCTTGCCCGGTGTCCTCTGTGGTGACAGTGATGTCTGCAGTGCTGGCGAAAGTGTCTTTCGCATAGTGCAAGTGCTGAATCTGGCCACTGAATACCGGGATATAGGCCGTAGCCGCGCCGCCGGTTGATGTCGTGACAGTAGTTGAGTAATAACGTGGGTTGCTCATCGTATTTCCCGCCATTGGATTGATGCGACAACGGTTGCATCAGAATTGCCGACCCGTTGCGCCGTTACAACAAAGTTTTTCGGGTTCGCGCCCGCATGGTCAATCGTCAGCGGATATTTAGCGAACAACTCAGAACTGCTAGACTGCCCGGACTGCTTGCCGCCTAGAACAAAATCAGCATCGATCTTAACGCCGTCCGTATAGGTAGTGGCGCTTGTATCGTACTCGACAATGCTATTCGCGTTCGCACTGGTAAAGCTCGCGCCCGTCAAGGTGCCATTGTAATACACTCGAAAACAAATATCGTTCGTCGTGCATCCTATATGCACATGGAGCGGTTCAATTCTGCCGCGATTGACGATGCTATTAAATGTCGCTTTTGGTCGAATCGCTATAATCGGGATTTCAGTTGTGCTGACAGTTTTTGCGGTTGTCGTTGTATCCGCTGCAAATATAAAAGCCTGTTCGGATGACTGCCCGCCTTCACTGATAACCGTCGTGCAGAGGTGTCGCATTGTTCCTGTAGCGGAACTGCAAACCGCCTCAAAGAAAAAACCATTGTCATCGTCGAAGTATCCGAACCGCTTGGTTGTTTCCGATCCATCGCTGACAATCTCATAACGCACGGGCAAATTAGCCGTTGTCATGTAGGTAGTGGATTCATTATTCGCATGAAGCCACTCATGCGCTACTACTGGCATACCATCGATAACAAAGCCGGTTCTAACGCGACCTACGCCAAGCCATTCCATATCCACAAAAAAGATCTGGCTTTTTGACGGATCAAAATAGGGTATCTTCGATTCATTAAACTCGCATGATGCGGTGCTGGCATACCACCGGACGCGAGTTTCAACGACCGTGCCAGACACTTTCGACCGCTTGACAATGTAGACTTCATCGCAGTCGCCCATCACGCCGGTACATAAAATAAACTGAGACTTACCAGGCTGATATCGATGATAGGCGAATGTCTGCCGGTAGAGTGACTGACCGGATGTGACCGACATCAGCACCGCTGATTCATTCGGTAGGTGTGTGCCGGTTCCAGTTCCCCATTCATCCCAGAGAAGCGGTTGTTTGTCGTACTGTAGTTGGCTATCGAAAATGGTTTCAGGATTCGAAACGCGCCAGCGCCCGAACGCATCCGACTCCGCAGAATCGGTTGCGCCGGGAACGACGCGGGGAACCTGACGATTACCAGCCATTAGCTAGTGGCCAGAATCCCAACGCCTTCAAGCGCAACCAGGATGCTATTAATCTTGGCTTGAACGCCTGTAGAGTAAGTGCCGCCGGTCGCATTGGCGATGTGACTGGCTTGCGTTCCGCTATCCGGCAGTAGTTTGCCGCCGGTTTCGATCTTCACCGAACCACCGGACGCAACAACTTGCTGCGAGCCGCCCTGAGCCATATAAACAAGCGGTGTATAAGTACCGTCTGCCATTTCAAAACCTCCAGATAAACGGGGCGGAGTGACCCGCCCCTATCAATTACTGCGCTTGCGGCCCGACTGACTGTTCCGTAATGCACTGCACCGAATAAACTCCGGTAGCGGCAGCGGTAACAGCCAGATTTACGGAAGCATAGCGAGCGGTGCCGATGTAGCCGATCTTCTTGGAAGAAGCAGCCCCAGCAGTCCCGTTCAGGGTTGCGCTCGACTCCAGGCCGATCAGATCGGCATCATCCACGGCAGACATCGAACCTGTTGCAGAACCAGCAACCACGGTCGGAGTGACAGTGATACCCGTAGTCGTCTGCGCACCGGCAGAGATGACAAAGGTAACGCTATTCGCGCCAGACAGATCAACCGCTGTGCCGCTGATCGTGCCAGTAGCAGCAGGCGAAATCGGAGCGATAACCTTGCTCACCTTGATTTTACTTAACAAGTCTTTCATTACAAATCCTCCAATTAAGCCAGTTTCACGCGGGCGAATGCTTCGGAAAGCACGGGCATTCCGTCACCCCAGTAACGACCGATAAAGCCGACCTGGTTGTTAGCGGCGTACAATTCGTTCAAGCGTTGAAGCTGGAAATCCATCGAATCGACAATCCAATACTGACGGAAGTCACCGAAGATGCCGACATATTGCCCAGTGGTGAAGGTATTCGGGGCAAATTCAGACATCAGCACCGGACGGCCTAACAGCATATCCGGAGTTGATTCGGTCAAGCCTGGCCGCCAGAGGTACTGACCTTCGCCGTCTTTCAGCTTGCTGATCTGCTTGATCGCGTCACGATGGAAAATCCAGGTTCCGGAACGCTGGTATTGACCTTTGAGCTTGAACTTGGCTTCAATCAGGCCATCAGCGCCAATCGCGGTAGTGGTGTTGCCGGTCGAAACGTCCTGCCCGGTAGGAATACCGTTATTGGAAGCGGTGAACACGCCCAGAGGTTGATTCGCGCCCGTGCCGGTCATATAGGCTTTTTCCTGAGTCACGCCGATTTTGTAGGCAAGACGGGAAGCAACCAAGGTATCGATAGGCTGGAGACTGTTCATCATCAGCTTTTGCGATACTTTCACCAGCTTGGTTAACTGATTCGGAACCAGCTCGCGGTTGCCGAAATCCATCTGGGTATCCTCATCGACCGAACCAACCTCAGATGTCCAGGTTCCATCCTCCGGATCTGCATCCAGAGAAGGAGCGCCAATGCCATGTGCGCCGCGAATGGTTTGAACGAAAGCCAGTCCGCGAATAAATACCTCGTCATCCACGAATTTAATCAGCTGATTGACGAACTGTTGCGGGGCAACCAGGAAACCACCGGCTTCGTTGCTGTCCATTTTCAGTGAACGCATCTCAGAGCGGTACTGTTGACGGTCGCCGGTCATCAGGAAGTCACGCAGAGCGCGAATCTCGATATCGGCTTTATCAGAAGATTTGTCAAGGCCGCTGGCTTTGCGATCTTCGGCAGCTTTGGCAACCAGAGCAGCGGATTGCCGCTCCATATCTTCGTGGCGCTCCAGCTTGTTGATCTGGCCGCTGATCCTGTCAGCTTCTTCCAGATACTTGCCGTAGTTAACATCTTCTTCGGCAGACATGGATCGCTTTTCAGCTTGGCATTTGTCTACCAGTGTGCGGGCATCCGCAATTGCTTTAGCGCGAAGGTCGCGCAGGTCGTTTATATAACTCATGATTCAAGCTCCATTAGTTGAATTCGTTTCAGGTGCAAGCTGTAATCCGGTGATTTCTCCGGAACATGGGCTTTTCGGAAGCCGTCCAGGGATCGCAAACCAACGCTTGCATCCGGATAGGCTGGGTATGTGACAGGCGACACGTCATAGAGCCGACCGACTTTTAAAACGGTTCTGATTGGGATTTCTTCGGAGTCGTTCCATTCATCCTCGACGACAGAAAACCCAAAGGATGATTGATCGATGTCACCGCGTTTCAGGCTTTCCATCAGATCGCGCCCGGTCGTTGTATCCGGAGGCGTGAACTCGTAGCGCAGCCCTTCGGAATCGATGCCGATAGACAGAGTGCCGGATTTAGTACGCGCCAATATCTTGTCGGGATTATGATTAAACAGCGCCCGAACGTCATTGCCCATCACATCGTTAAATGCGTCCGGGTGAATCTTCTCGCGGAATCCACCCAGATCTTCTGACAGGCGATTAAATACGGAGGCGTACCCTTTTACGGTAGGCTTGGAGGGATCGACAGATTCAATTCGGAGATCAGTCGGAAAGCTTCTTGTTTCTTTTTCCATCGGACAAACCCTTTTTGATGATTGCGAGAATTCCCGCATCATCAATCGATGAAATGTATTCCGCCATTCTTGTAACGTTGTGATAAACGCCACTGGTTAAACGGATCTTCAAGGCATCTTTGGTTTTGTCCACCGACGCACCGAAAGATTGAAAAACCGGGCCTAATGCCCGTGATAAAAACTCGTCATGCTCACCAGAGAGGAGCTTTACCGCTCTCTGCTCAAAATCCTGCTTGCCGGAAATCTTCTCCAGCGATCTACGCTGCCAGCTTCCGACCCTGGCGGATACAGCCGACAGCAACGGCAAGAAGCGTGCCAGATCTTCGTCTATTGTATCATCTTCTTCTGCATCCGTCATATCTTCAATGACTGGAGCGGGTGCGGGCATAGGTTCAGGCTCTGGTTCTGCGCCCAATTCCGCCATATTCAGCGGGATAAAATGCCTGTCCCCGCCGTCGATGGTGTTGTAGTCTTCCAGCTCGCGGATTTCATCAATGCTCAAAGAGCCGATACCCCACAAGGAAGTGTAGTACGCCGACCGGCTTGCCGCATCGCCACGCATCAGCGCCGAAACGTTGAATTTCGCATATAAACCAGACTGCGTTTGCAGGTTGAGCAGATCGCGTTTAATCGCCTGTTCGATTTTGACCAATATCGGGCGAAGTGAATAGACCACGAATCCGATAGATTGCTGCTCAATACCTGATCCCCAGGACGTTGACCCGGCAACATCGCCGATCATGTGCGGAGGAACGCCGTAAAGCCTGGCGATTTCCGACACCTGGAATTGTCTGGTTTCCAGAAATTGCGCTTCGTCTGGCTTCACTCCCAACTGCACAAACTGCATCCCTTCCTCAAGGATGGCAGGCTTGTGCGCCCGTACTGCACCTTGATGCCGATCCGCCCAGGACTGTTTCAAACGTTCATAGGCTTGATCGCCAAGCTTGCTGGGATGTTGCAACACGCCGGATAGCACGGTGCCATTCCCGAAATAAGCGCCGCCAAAAGTTTCCGCAGCCATTGATAGGCCAATGGTTTCTTTTGCATAGGATATCGGACTGATGCCGACCACGCCATCCAGGGATAGACCGATCCAGTGATGCACCTCGTTTTGCAGGTAGACCACTTCCTTGCCGGATTCAAGACAGTAGCGGTAAATCTTCTGCCCGTCCATCATGTAAGGCGTGACACGATCCGGATGCAGCGGGATTAGCCCCGTCACTTGACCGGAGCCATTCCGCTCGATGTATGAATAGGCATTGCCACGCAGCAGCAGGTGAGCCGCCATCATTTCCCGCCATTCGGCAGACGTTTGCCACTTGTTAGCCTGGTCTTTCAGGACGGTATAAACTGTTGATGTCGTAGCAGGCGCTTTACCGTCGCTGGTTTTGCGATAAGTAATTAACGGCAGGGTTGCGATATTCGACGCGAGTAGCCGCACAGCAGCATAAACGGCAGTGAGCCGCATGGCGCGGTCGGGCGTGACAGATTCACCGGCAGAGGTATTAACCCCGCCGCCGAACCATTCCGCCACCACCGGATCACGCGGATTCGCTTTATTTAACGAGGCTCGCCGCTCGAAGAATTCACTTAGCAATGCTTACTTCCCTTGGGAATATGCAAGAAGAATGCCGTATAGTATAGCAGAACCACCTAAAAAAACATAAGAAAGTGGTTGACTAAACAAATAAATGCCATATGTAGCGGAAGCAATTCCGCTGAACACCATCGCATCAGGTAGGATTTTAAAGCGTTCGGATGCCGCGAGTTTCATAGACTGAATCTGTCTCCTGTACAGTTGATTGGCCGGTAGCCATTATCAGCGCCACGATGCCGTCGATTTTTAAACTAGGATCGGTTTTGCGAGGATAGATCTCGTCTTTCGCGTCGAGATGGGCTACCACATTCGACATCATCCAGGTTGTCACCGGGTTTCCATCATGGATTAGCCGCTTGTCATAGATGCGAGCTTCTAGCTCCTTCATGGCAAATGACATATTCTTGACCGTGTGGCGGTACTCCGCCATCGGGACATTTAATTCGGTCAACCGTTGCGCGATGTAGGCTCCCTGCCAGGGGTCATAGACGCAATTGACAACCCGGAATTGATCGCAGATCGTCAGAATATCTCGCTCGATGGTGCCGAAATCGGTTGTCGCCCCGTAGGTGGTGGTCAACCATTCCTCAATCGCCCATCCTGAATACTGCGAATTGCGCCCGTCCTCAACAGCTTCTTCGGGAAGATAGTAGCGGGCGAATGTAGCAAACTTACCGTCGCCAATATCCACCAGGATACAGAGCGCCGCGATGTCCGTTTTTGTGGCAAGGTCGAGCGCCAGCCATGCGCGCCGACCGTAGTAGTTCTCAATGCCTTCCGCAGTACCTTGCCGATCCCATCTGCGCATGTCCATCCATGCGATATCGGCATTCACCCATACGTTGAGGTGCTTTGTCAGGAAGTTATTCTGAGCCGCTGCCATCTCCATTGCTTTTTTTGCCTTGCGTGCAATGTCCTCTGGGTTGACGGACACCCCCCAATTCGGATTGGCTTTCGCCCATGTCGCCGGATCCGCCCAATCATCGCCTTCCTCAATTGTCCAGATCACAGCGAAGAATGTCTCGTCGTGAATCGCGCCGTTCAGGATCTTGGTGGAATACGTTCGTTGCTCATAGCAGATACCAGCCCGGTTAAATCCGGCAGTAGTGATTGCCCACATCAGCGGTTGTGTTCTCGCGCCGGTTGCAGTTTCCATAACGTCCCAGACATCGCGAGTCTTGTGTGCATGAAGCTCATCGATGACGGCACAATGCACGTTCAACCCGTCCAGGTTGCCGCCCTGATCCCTTGCCACAGGCGTGAACTTGGCGTTACTGCTGACAGAGAAGATCGAATGCGCGCCAGCCTTAACGCCGTAGTGTTCCTGCAATGGTTTCGACTTGTTTACCATCGCCTGCGCGTCGCCCCAGACGATTTTGGCCTGGTCGCGAGTCGTCGCAGCCGAATAAACCTCCGGCCCGCCTTCACCATCTGCCAGCAGCATATAAAGCGCCACGCCAGAGGATAGCGTGCTCTTGCTATTCTTGCGAGGAACTTCGATATAGACGGTCTTGAATCGGCGCAAACCACGATCATCCACCCACCCGAATACGGTCGTGAGGATGAAAAGCTGCCAAGGTTCCATCTGCAGTTTCTTGCCAGCCCAAATACCTTTAACGTGCGTCAGCTTCTCGATGAACCGGCACACTCTTTCGGCCTTCTCAATGTCAAAGTGATACCCGTCTGGCGGGTTCTCCATGTCATCTAGTTGTCGTTGGCAAGCCTGCCTGACGTACTGGCACGATGGTATCGTGCCATTGATGATGTCAATGCAATACTGGTAGGCGCGCTCGGAGTAGGTCATTTATTGATCTGCATTATGTATTCGACTATGCTGCCAATGCCCTGATGCTATCCTGCCTTCATGCCAAGACTCTGTACTACTGCCTTTCTCAAAATCCACGGAATCACACTTTACAGCGTAGTGTATCTGACACCCGGCAATAAGCATATTGCCGATTTCAACGTACCAATTTGTTCTTTTTGCGTTAGTGCGAATACCAAGCGTTTCTACGTCGCTGAAAATACCCTTTAAAGTACCATGAGCAGCACTATAAGACTCTCCGTTTGGAGCAAAGAACCAATGGTCTGTTGTAACAAGAACTTTATCGCCAATATTAATCATAAAACTCTCCCAGGATTTTAAATAGTTAGATGTCGTCGAACTCGTTTTTCGGCTTTTCCGGCTCCGCTTGTACTTTCACGCGGTCAACCGGAGTCAAACCGAACTTTGCCCGCAGAGCCATCAGAGCCTGGTAACGTGATGTCGGGAACGTCTCAGGCTCCGCACGGAATTGCGCTTGCAGCATTGCCATATCTTCCAGGCTCGTCTGATCTGACTCGAAAGCAACGCCAGGTGGCATTCTGGAAATAAAGATCTTGTACCACTTGCGCGCCGCTGCATCCAGTGCTTTGTCTGGAGTCGTGCGGATCGGCTTTTTTGGTTTCGGTTCAGCGGCTCTTAGCTTCTCGCGCTCAGGGTGATTCAGAAAAGCGCCGGATAATTTCAAAACGTTCGTAGGTTTCGTCATTTGTCAAGCCCTTTCTTGATTTTTGGCGACGCGGAAGAAAAGG